AAAGGCAAGTTGCAGATTTTATTTTATCAATCTGAGTAGAGTACGGAGTAAGAGTGGCTGTACCGCTTTCAATATTTGCTGAATCGTATTTACCGTCAAGAAGCGCATCAACCTCTGACGCAGAGTAAGATTTAGTTGGTGTGTCGCCAGATTTAGCAGTCGGAATGTACACTAAACGACCGCCAGCACCCCGACTACGGTCACCAACAGTACCATTGGCAATCTGATAGAAACTGCCCGCATAATCGCCACTACGACAACCACCGCCCAATTGGGCAATACGGTAACCGTTCAAATTTGATGCGACATAGACATAATCACCAACAGGCAACGCACTTGTTCCGCCGATTTCTGACGGCATAAACAGCCAATCATATTCCTCTGAACCATAGCCCATAGCTTTGATGTAGCCATTTGCATTTGGGAGTGTAAAGCCAACAGGCTCATAATTATCAGAGTGCTTTGATTCATTAAATGTGAAATTATTTGCAATATAGGGTTGACCACCACCCATTTCACCATCGCCCCAAATATTGATGCCCTGAATGTGCTTAGAGATATTACCCCAGGGATTTTCAACACCCCTGTATGTAACGGAAACTTTTCCGTTTTCTGTATAAGCTGTTTGAGTGCCTCCAATTTCGTTGACCGTTGATGTTGCCTGACCTGTTGCATTTCCAAGGTCAGCGGTTGAGCCTGTCAGGCTTGAACAGTTATATGCCGTGTTACCAGTGATGCTAACAACACCCTGTCCGATGCCTTCCTGCGTGCTCATTATGCCGAGCTCAACCATCATCAGAAGTTGATTCGCACTTGTTGCCTTGATTGTTTCAAGGTGCCAGCCTTCACCCCTGTTCTGTGCCATTAATTCAAGATTTGTCTTCGTTCCAATCCCTTGTCTCAAACCGCTGATAGGTTTTTTTCCGGCAACCGAACAGAGCAAATCACCGTCTTCGTAAGTAATGAACTCATCAACATTATCGTTGACATAATGCTTAGCGGAAACATCATACATGCTTCCCTCATCAGCTGAAAAAAGAATGTAGTCAATCGCATTGCCGTTTTCATCGTAAAACGCAGGATGAAGTTTGAATCCGGTCTTTGGTTTTGCGCTAACATAATAATTCGCTTTACGCAAGTGATATCCGATTCCCGAATCGGAATTTTTTTCCAATTTGAGCGGAACAACTTTATAATAGAATGCAGGCTGATAAACCATAACCTGACCGTTTGAGCCGTCCTCGGCATAATTTTCATCGCCGTAGTATGCTGTGATTGTTCCGTCATCCGAAACATTACAGCGTTTGCGTCCGCCATACATCGTAAATTTATCAAAGTCTTCACCCTGTGAAAGATTTACCGCACTTGCAAGCCGTTTGAAAGTTTTATTCTCGTAATCGACGCAAAGTCCTGCTATATCTTCATCGGTGTAGCCGATATATGCCTTGACATCGTCAACCTCTACCTTGTCAGCTTTTTCGCCGAGCGAATTATCGGTTTCGGCTTTTGAATAAACAGAATTGACATCTGCCTTATTCCCGAGAAACTCATCCGTTTCTTCCGATGAGTAAAGTTCATTTGCTTTATAATAGTAAGCGTCAAGATATTCAATACTCGGATAATTAGTCTTGCTGTTTGTAATGTCCGTTTTTGAAATCACCTTGTTTGAGTTGTCCTCTTTTGATTTAAGAGCGTTATCGACATCTGTTGCGTTTGCCTTGCCTGTAAGGGCTTTCTCTGCCGTCTGCAAACGGGAATTAATCGAATCAATGTCGCTTTTGTTTGCTTTTTTTGCAAGATTTGCGTCGGCCGTATCAAGCCTTGCTCCGAGTGAATCATGACTGCCTCTTGCTGTGGCAACCTCTCTACAGATTTCAGCGGCTGTGCCAACGCTGTCTTTAATGATCATGCTCTTATCAAGAAGACTTGGAGTCACTTTAACTTTTAAAGCAAGCGGTGTATTCAACACCTGCGTTTCGCCGTTTGCAATCTTAATTTCGATTGCTAAAAAACCCGACATAGACTTGAAATTTTCGAGTGGAACGGTAATAACATCCGCTGCGCTGTTTATTGTGCAAGCGACTGAATCCGAAATTAAATATCCGTCAGTCGCAAAAGTCGCTGTTGCTGTGCAATCTGTGAATGTAAGCTTATTTCCGCTTGCCGTCAATGTCACATCAAGATAGCGAACCGCTTTGTCATTTACATTTGCAATCGCAACAACATTTGGTGCATTTCGATTATTGACATCAATCGTAATTGATTTGTGTTCTAAACTAATTGCCATTATTTTTTAAACCTCCTTTGGATTTTCAGCAAATCAGACATTGACATACTTAAGTCACCGATTGTAATTTCTTTGTATTTTTGGGACACGCTATCGTAAACCGTTTTTGAAATTCTTCGGCTAAGATTCGTGCCGTCCGGCATTACGACCGTCACTTCATCATAAAGTTTGATTGCGTGCATTTTAGTGAGCTCGTTTTCAAGAGTTACCCTTATACTCAGGGTTTCCGATGTTTGTTCCGTCGAATAGTTATAATCAGCAACCGCATATCGCAAAGCATCTCTGACTTCTTCGTAGTTTTCGCCGGTGCTTGGATTCAAAGTGTATTTTTTGATTTTATTGGTGCAATCAAATAAATATGTATTTTTAATACTCCGTTTTAAACCTGTTTCATACGGTTCAGGACTTGACACGACGACTTCTTTATTATTCGTAGTGTTGCATCTTGCATAAGGCATAACATGTGTATAGTAGTTGCCGATTTCAGCAGTCTGCTTATAATCTGACACATTAGCGCCGAAAGCAATTCGATAGCCGCTTTTCGCACCTGCTGTACTGATTTTTTCAAAGTGAATATCAAAATTGTTAAAATACAGAACACCGTCAAACTGATTTATCAATCCTTCGTCATCATCTTTGAAGATATCCTCAAACTTTACCGCTTGTGAATAGCCTAAATAAATCCTTTTCTTGGCGGTGATTGATGAGCTGAAATTAAACCACTTATACGGGGCTTCTGTAAACCACATATGCAGAGGTTCCCCTACTTGGCTATAATCTCGCATAAAGTGGTCAATGAGTTCTTTTGGCGTGCCATACATCGATCCGTCCATTGCACGAGGAATTGTTCCATTCTGAAAGAACATTCTTGACACATGTTCGCCCGATACGGTTAAATCACCGTTTTTATCGACCTCTATTTTGGTTACATAAAAGTACTGTGGCTCGGACACATTATTTACTTTTGCTTTAATATATGAGGTTATTTTAATTTTCGAAGCGAGTTTATCTGTGCTTTTTATTTTCGCACTAAAGCTGTATGTGCCATTTTGCTCCATTGTCGTCAAAAACTCGGTGCATTCAGCCAAAAAGCCGAAACCGTTAGATTCAAACAATGGGGTTGAATTTTTGTAAAAGTCAGCAATATTGTACAAAATAGGGTACATTACAATCTCCTCCAATTTGGCTTTATTTCAATGTCAGTAAACGCATTTGCGTTTTTTCCTGAGAGTTTTATTTTATTCCAACCAGGCAAAAGCTTTGGAAACTCTGTGCAGATTATGCAATTGTTTGCCAAACTCATGCCGTTGTTGAAAGAAGCGGACTGCTGTTCGGAATCAAGTTCAATATAATCCTTATCCGATGATGTTTTAACCGTTAAAGTTTGACCACCATTAACCGTCAGCGTCAACGGATTAACTTTTGCACCTTTGTTGATGATTTTTATTAAAGGCTCGGCTGTGTAATTTTCTGGGTTGTAAATTTCAATTTCTGCGTTTTGTGTCGAGGTCAATTTGGGTCGGATAATCTCTTGCCCTAAATCACTGTACCAAAACGGCACTCGGCTAAAATTGATAGTCGTTGACAAGCAAAGGGGGGCAACCTCTTCTATTGGCTCAATTCCAGTACAAATCGCTTTTGTAAAATAACCAGGGTTATACGTGTCCCTAAAGATTTTATATTCGCCGTCCCAAACGGAAAGCCATTCAGCAAACGCTCTTACAAGCTCTGCATTGCTTTCATTCGGCACAATGTATGGATAACTGTTGACCTCAAACGGCATTTCAACATTATCAAAAACACCATTGTCGGAAAGCACTCCGCCGTTTTTGCCATAGACAGAAGTAAAATCAAAATTACGCTTTGCAATTTGATATTTGGGAGGTGTAGCTATAAAAAAGCCTAATGTCCGTAAATCAGTGCCGTTGTATGTAAAACTATGCCTCATCTTTAACCTCCCCATTTTGCCGCTTCGCCGTCAAGGGTTTCAACAATTGCAGCGGAAACACGACGGTTAAAATCATCAACATCCATGTCATTATTGATGTTGACATCACCTGTGAAATTAATTTCAATCGTAGGTGAATTTGTAACAGTTTTTGACAGCTGACTATTTACCGCTGCATTCTGGCTTTGTGTGCGAATGCCTGCAAATTTATTGTTAATCGCTCCGATTGGATCACCTTCAACCGCTGACAAGGCTCTTGAAGTTAAAGACCTTACTGTTTTTTGCGTTTCGACAATTTCATCGGCGATTCCAAGACGATAACCCTCGCCGAAGTAAGCTCCAAGTTTTCTTGTCTTTTTTGATGGCGAATGTGAATCCTGTGCATTCGCAAGAGCAATAAGACCTGTCTCTGCGAGTTGTCTGGCCTGCCTATTCATTTCCGCATGGAGACTTCCTGTAGGTCCGCCCTCACTTAAACCTTTAATGTAACCCTGCGTAAAATCCTTACCTTTTTGATAGCCTTTGCCGTAACTACCTGAAAGACTGTTTTCGGCTTTGCTGAGAACCTTTTTGCCTGACTTATCAACTTTGTCAAGGGCATCTTCGTTCTTCATGCCATCACTTACGCCCTCGGTGCCGTTTTTACCAGCAGTTTCACCGTTGCCTTCAAGTTTATTGAGTTCACCGGTGGCTTTATCTACAAGGTCTTTGGCGTTATCAACCATTTTTTGAGTTACGCCCGGTTGATTTTCGTCCATTGCAGTTTTTAAGAGTTCGTAGTTTGCAGTAAAATTTGCGAGCTGATTTTCAAGGCTTTCTCTTGAGCCTGTTTCGGCATCAATAAAACCGTTTTTGATTTTCTGCTGTTGTGCGTTGATTTCGTCAGCTTTGCCCGTAGCAATTGCAGCGACCGTGCCGTACATATCGTTGTACTTAGCGAGCTCAATTTCTGCCCTTTCCTGCAATTCTTCAGCTTCTTCGACTTGGTCTTTTGTGACACCTTCAACGCCGTCCTTGTATGCCGTCCTTAAATTTTCGGCATTTGTCTTAAAATCATTGACCTGCTGTTCGAGAGCGTCTTTGTTACCAGTTGTATAAGTAACAATGTTGTTAGACAAGTCCGACATTGCAGCTTTAATTTCTTTGGTGTTACCTTTAGCGTTTGCCGCTGTGAGATTCTCATAATTTTGGATTGTGGTGTTATAATCAACTACTTTTTTCTGATATTCTTTGTACTTGCCATCTGCCTTGTCAAATTCTATCTGTTTAGCCTTTAAATTGTTTTCAGCTTCATTTTGCGCCTCGCCGTAAGCTCTTCCAACGGTTTTTGATAAATCTTCAAAATGCTTATACATATTTTCGCCATTTTGAAAATCTTTGAGTATTTTTTGATAATACTGCTGAGATATTTTGCCGTTTTCAAAACCCCAACCTGCATATTTCAAAGCCGTTTGACCTGGCGAAAGCCCAGTGACACTCATTTGTGTAACTTTCGCCTTAGCTAAATCTATGTCTTTTTGTGCATTTTTTTTGGCGACATAGCCGTTTGTAACATCGTTTTTTGCACTTTTTAAGCCTGATACAGCAGTTTGATAGGGTTCTTCAAGTGCTGATAACATTGCAAGTGCTTTTTTTGATTCAAGTGCTTTATCCATAGAGCCTTTAAGGTCTTTATAAGACTTTATAACCTTACCGTTCCAAGTGATTTCATCGCCTGTAACTCGGCTCAATTCATTGGTAATAAATTTTGCTCTGTCCTCGTAACCTTTTTTGACTTTGCCGTTTTGGTCTACAATACCCTGTAATTCTTTCCACAGATTATCATAATAGTCAAATTCGTTTTCAACTTCTGATGCAGCATCTTTTTTGCTCTGAACATATTCATCGTTAGCATCTTTAAGCTCTTTGACTTCCTCTTTTGCTTTTTCCTGAGCTTCGTTAAGTTCTTCTTGGGATTGTTTTGCACTGTCGTTAGCCTCTGAAAATGCCCAAATTTCGCCTATAGCACCAACAACTAAACTTGCAACTAATCCCCACAAATTTGCTTTTTGAGCAGTGTTAAGTCCCTCTTGTGAGATTTTAGCGGCATCTGTTGCCGCTTTCAAAGATTTGTAAGCTCCCCACAGATTTTTGATTTCTGTAACTATTTTAGTGGCCTTTTTACCCGACCAAATAGCAGTAGTTAAAACACCAATCTGTTTTAGCGTTGGAATAATATCATCTGTATGCTTGCTCGTAAATTTACAAAGTTTTTTGACTTCCGGAAACAGCGATTTACCAATAGGATTAATGACATCGGTTTGCACAGTTCTGCCGAGGCTTGCCCAATCTGCTTCGACATCATCATATTTGATGTCTTTAATCTTTTTCATGGTTTTTTCGGTCTTGTCGGCAGAGCCATTAACTTTCATTAGAGCTTTTACGCCGTCAATGCCCAAATCCTCCCACATCGTGCCGAAGAGGTCAACACCTGCCTGATTTTGCTTAACCTTGTCATCCATCTCAAACAGAGCTTTTAAGACCTCTGATGTTGCTGATTTTGCGCTGTCTCCGCCTTTTGCAAATCTTGCCTGCAAATCCTCAATACTGCCTTTTGTACCTTTGCCCGCAGATTCGAGGTTTGCAAGATTTTCTTTCGCTGTTTTTAAAGCTTCAGAATACTCTGCGATTTTGTCGGCATTTTTTTGCTTTGTCAATTCGCTTGTTGAATCGTTAAAGCCTTTTTGCTCCTCTTTTGCATAGTAAAGATTTTTTTCGAGCTTTGCAACTTCATCTTTTGCTTTTTGGATATCATCAGCCGAAGCTTTCGCTCCATAGCCGAGGAGAGCAAATCCCTCTTGCGTACTCGAGGCTGTGTCTTTTGAACGGATTCCAAATTCTTTCATGGCATCGCCGAGCTTGTCAACGCTGAAAGTTCCTGCTTTAGAGCCATTTTCAAGCGAATTAAAAAACTCGTTTGCATCATAGCCAAGTTGCTTATAATGTACAGAATATTCGTTGATTGTGTCGAGCAAATCGCCGTTTTTATTAAGGCCTTTTTGACTGCCCTGCGCAATGAGATTAAAAGCCTCTTCGCCTGTTATGCCAAACTGCTCCATAAGCATGTTGACTGCTCTCAAGGTTTCGACAAAATCATAATCGTAAGTATCTCTTAAAGTAAAGAGATTTTCGGTCATATCTTTGAGCTTGCTCGGATTGGTCTCGTTGGTTGTTTGCTTAATCAGAGCGAGAACATTTGCAACTTCTTCCTGAGATTCGCCGAAATTTCCTTTGTAAACATCCTCAAGCACGCTTTTATACTTTGTCATTTCATCGGCGGTTAAGCCTGTTTGAGCCTGCAAAGAGTTGAGCGCCTTTTGTTCTCCGTTTGCACTTGCAATTGCACCCGTAACAGTTCCACCAACTGCCGCTGTTGCCGCTACGGCATCTTTTACCGCATCACCGACGGCAGATTTAAGATTATTGGCAGATGACTTAACATCATCCATTTCTTTCTTGACTTTTGACAAATCTGTTTTATTCGACTTATCTTCAAGATTTTCAATCCCATTGGCGACTTTATCAAATTCATCTCTTGTCTTGTCGAGTTGTTCGTTAAAGGAGTTGAGTTTGCTTTTTGTTTTTTCAACTTCGCGCTGATAAGCTCTGTACTGTTCGGTTGAGATTTCGCCGTTTTTTGCCTGCTCTTCAACTTGATTTTGTACCTCAAGCAAGCGGTCAAGAGCAGATTTGCTGTTTTCAATTTGTTCTTTTAACACTTCTTGCTTTTGAGCAAGCAAGACAGTGTTTTCTGGGTCAAACTTTAATTGTCTGTTAACAGCCGACAATTCGCTCTGTAAACTCGTCGACGAGGACTGTACAGCTTTTAAGGATTTCTGTAAATCTATTGTGTCACCGGCAATTTTGACGGTAATACCCTTAATTGTAGATGCCATATCTATCCTCCAACTTTTTGTATCTGTTCATAAACTCGCTATACTGCTCTTCCGAAATTTCTTTGTTTTCAAATCTTTCTGTAACGAAAGGCAATACAGATTTCATTTTCTGATATTTTTCTTCATCCTCGTGGATGTTCTTATTGTTTCGTAATGCGAAATAGGTTTCGACATAATCAATCACAAAACCTATTGTAAATCTTTGTAAATCTGCGACAGTCAGACCACACCTGACGGCATAGGATAAGATTTCCTTCGCCGTCAGGAAAGTTCCGTTTAGGTCGCTGTCGCTGTCACTTTTGGGCTGTCGCTTTTAAGGCTGTCAACGATGAGCTTGATAATTGTGTCTGTCGCCGAAATAGCGTCCTTAATGCTGATTTCTTTCGCCCAAGTCTTAAAGTTGGGAATTGTATCGTCTGCCGTCTTTGCCGCTGCCCATAAAAGCTTTACAGCAGAGCCAAATTTAACATCATTGAGGTTCTTAACGAGAATACGGTCGGCATCACGCAGAAAGCTGTGGCCTTTGAATGTGTCCTCGTAGATGAGCATTGTATATGCCGTAACCTCAACCTCAACATCTGTGCCGTTAATAACAACTGTGTCTTTCATTAGCTCTTAGCCGCCTTTGTAGTGTCTGATGAGGCCTGATCTGTAGGAACTGCCGATTTTGCAGTCTTTACAGTCTTTACAGTAGGAGTTACAACATTTTCCGGCAGAGTGTCGGCATAAGATGTATAGCGTACAAAATCATTATCAGGGCGTGGTTTTGACGTGATTGTAAATGTTGGGAACTGTGGATCGAAGTTGCCTTCCGATGTTTTGTCATTTCTGGTCGCTCTTGCAGCTGTGCAGTCGAAATAAGTGTCAATCTCGTAAAGCTTGTCACCTTTGTATGTTTCCTTGGCAACAAGAAGAGCGAATCTCGGCATCACTTTGATACCGCCCTTCTCAATAATACCGCCTTCTGTGGCTTCATCGTTACCGAACCAATCTTTTTCGATGTCGTCGACTGCTGAAATAAGCTCAAGGCTGATTGTGTAACCGCCGTTTGCACTCGCTACAATAATAGGCAAGCCGTCAGCGTAGATTGTGTTTGAATCGCCAATAGGCTCTGCACCGATACTTCTTCCGCCCGCCTCATCGGATTTAAACCAAATCGGTGTTCCGTATGTGATTTCGCCTGTGCTGCCTTCTGTCAGCACAGCATAACCAACTTTTCTAATAGTTTTGTTCATAAAATAAACACTCCTTATGTTTTAAATTCTTTTTATGCTGCTCAAATCACCGCCGCCCATAGCTTCCGATGATTTAATGAGCTTTTTTATTCCGGCTTCAAATTCTTCGTGTATTTTTTTCGTCGCCGGAGCAATGTGCATCTTCGGCTGTATCGTTCCGCCTTTTTTACCTCTCTTTTTACGAGTTTTTTCAAGAAGGTGTGTAAGCCGATACTCTGGTTTTTCCGCATATACTGTTTTTTCGTAAAACCTGAATGTTTCGTTCGTGATTTTAATTCTGAACGATTTGCGATATTTTTTTCTGTAGCCGACAGGTGCTTCTTTTTTGATTGCGTTTTTAAGTTCTTTGGATTTTTCATCGACCAATAGTCGGACACCCATTTGCACATCAGCCGAATAGGTTGCAAGTTCTTTTGATAAAGTATCGCCGATTCTGTCAATACCAACTTTTTTGTAATCACTCATCAAAAGTCACGCCCAAATTGTAATAAGTTACACAAAGTTTATTTGTCGTGTCCCACGCTCGGTTCGGCTTTTTCCAACCTAAACCGTTTTCAGACATCCATTTTTCAAGCTTCGTTTCGCTTGTGTGGTCGTCTTTTGATGTGTAAAGTTCAACGATAATTTTTGCGTTTGTAAAAATTGGTTTTCCGTCAGCAAAGATGCCTGTTTCTTCATCTTTGAAATAGACAAGATAAGGCGCAACGGTCGATTTGTTGTAATCTGCCTCCACACACTTAAAACCACAAGACTTTATGAGTTCAACAAATTCATCGTAGTTCTTAAAAAACATCTGCACCACCCTCATACAGTCCCCTCTGCGACAAGCTCATAATCGAGCAAGGGGGATTTTTGCTTTTATCGTGCTGAATTTGTTCAATCTTGAACCTTGTGCCGTCAATGATGACCGCCATATCCGTTCGCAAGTTTTCATCTTTGTGGATATGTATGACCTTTGACAGTTCAATGTCATTTTGTTTCGCACCATAAAAACGAGTTACTCCAATTTTTTCATTGCCAAAACGATACTTTTTCAAGCTGTCGGCAATAACATCGTCGTTTTCGTCCGTTTCGTAGATTTTTGCAAGTCCGTCGTTGAATGTCAAAAAATCTATGTTATTCTTCAAAATCATAGCTTTTCACCTCATATTCCTGCCTTAATTTCAGAATTTCGCTTTCAAAATTATGGTCGAACATTTCAACAGCGTTCGAGTAAGCATAACGGCAGTAATCAAACAGCAAACTTCTTGCCCTTGTCGGTCGGTCAAAATCCTCATCAGTAAGCAGAGGGTTATAATCACGGAGGTGCTGTTTTCCATTGGCTATGATTATCTCAATTTTTGACTTTGTACTTTCATCGGTTTCGATATGTTCGCGGTCAAAATCAAGCATATTAACTACATCGTTCATGATTCCCATCGTTCAACACCTCCGTGAAAAATTAAGCTGTTGCTGTCTGATTAAGGGTTACTTTAATTTCGGCAGGATTGAGTGCTGAAATATCAAGCTTAAGAAAATCATTCGTGTGAAGCGAAAAGCCTGTTGCGTACGCTTTAACAAGATAAACTCTGTTATCTTCAAGGAACTGATACTGGTCTGAATAGTCGAGCTTTCCTTCCTTGCCTGTGGAAAGGCAAGCTTTGTATTTTGAAAGCTGACCGATAACAGCCGTGCCCTCTGTCACCATTTCAGATGGGTAAACATTAGTCGGGAACGGGAAAAGGTTGTTTTTGTACGAGCCGTCTGTGGCAAGCACAGTTGTTGCAGGGATAATCTTTGTGAGATAATCAACAGGATTTACGATAAGGTCAACCGATGTGATGTTGTTCGTTTTACCGCCCTTGCCCTTTGCGAGCTTTGCAACAACATCCATATATGACTTAATGTCAAGGCTTGTGAGCTTTGTTGCTGTTTTTTCAGTGTACGCACCTGCCTTTACAGCGCCCTCGGGGTCTTTAAGCATACCGATAGGCTTTCCGTTGCCGTCACCGTTGATAAACCCGTCCTCAAGGGCATATGCAAGAGCGTCTGCAAGGATTCTGCGGACATATGCGTCGATGTATACAGCGCCGAGGTCAAGTATATCTTTTGGGACAGGTACAAACGCACTTACCTTTGTTGCCGAGAAATCCTTTTCCTGGATTGTGCCGGCAAGCTCCTGCGTGATTTTGGAGTTCAGTGCGCCCCAGGCAGCAAGCTGTTTTGTGTCCGTGGCAAAGATTGCCTTAACAGAGCCGTATGTGTTTTCAATGCCGATTGCATCAAGCAGAGGATGATTGTTTGTAATATCCTCAAGCACGGTGTCAAGAATCGTCTGAGGAATTGTAACATCAAGACCTGTGAGAGCCTGCTTAACATCGGCAGATTTTGCCGCTGTGACAAAATTGTTATAAAACTTCTGCTCTGCGCTTGTAAGCTGTCTGAATCCTCTCTTGGCAAGGATTGTGTTGTCGGCTGTTTCGCCGATTTCCTGTGCGACCTCAATGATTGACTGCTGAATACTATCAGCATAGGCGTTGAGAGCCTCGGTCATTTTTGCTTCATCTTTGGAATCAATGGCAGTTTTCAAGTTCTGCGCAAACTTTGCTTTTGCATTTTTAATCGCATCAAGATTCTTCATTTTTTAAATCTCCTTTATAAATAATTTTTGTTTTTGAAGTATTCTTCAATAAAGCCAAAGCTATCCTTTTCTTCGGGATTTTTCGGCTTGGGCTCAGGTGGTGTCTGCGGTTCAGGCTTTGCACCAAGCATTTTTGCAAGTTCTGCCGCTGCCTGTTTTGCTTTTGGATTCTTCTTTTGCTGTGCATCTTCAACAATCTCTTTTGATTCGGTTAAGTCAACCGGATCAAGAATTTCGTCACACAAGCCGATATTGAAGGCTTCCTCTGCCGTCAAAAATGTTTCAGCATCAAGAAGCGGCTCGAGGGTTTCTCTTGTGAGCTTATCGCCTGCATGCACAAGGTAAGAGTTTGTACTTGCTTCACTGATTTTGTCAAGCTGAGCTGCAACTTTTCTATGCTCTTTCGCATTTCCGTAACAACCGCCGATCGCATGATGAATCATCATTGTTGTGTTTGACGGCATTATAATCTTATCAGCCGCCATTGCGACGACAGAGGCAATTGAACAAGCCATACCGTCAATGTATGCAGTGACTGGCACACTCTGCCGTTTGAGCAAATTGTAAATTGACACGCCTTCATCAACAAATCCGCCTAAGGAATTGATGTAGATTTCAATGCCTTCAATTTCGCCTGCTTTTTCAATCGCCTTGCGAATATATTCGGCGCTTGTCTTGGATTCTACGAGGTTGCCCCAAATATTCAAGTAAGTCGGCTCGATTTCGCCATAAAGATATATTTGCAAGACACTCTGATTTTCAGCAATCTGCTTGATATTGTAATTTCTGCTTTTCATTTATTCACCACCCTTCAATGCATTTGCTATTGTTTGGTAATTTTTAGTAATGTAATATGTATGCGCCCAAGCCTCTGAGCAAGGGAGCATGTTGCAATATTTTTGAGCCTGTGCAGGCGTCAACACTCCGTTTGCAATTGACTTATCAAGATTATTCGCCTGACTTACGGCATCAATGTGTCTGACTGTCGTTGTGTCAATCAGTAGATAATTACCTTTGCTAAATTCGTTAGCTCCGAATCTCTTTTTTGTAATCTCTTGCTCAAACATATTTGCAATCGGATCAATTGCGTTTCCGATAGCGCAATCCATAGCGTCTGAGAGCTGAGAGGCTTCACCGCTTAAAATTGCCGGCGGAATGTGCAAAGCGTTTCCGACAATCGTGTACGCCTCAGTTTTCAACTTTTGAATGTCGTTAATCTCGCTGTTCGTAGTCTTTCCGGCATCGGTTGACGGCTCGGTGTAGTGCATGCCTTTGTACAGAGGCATAACAGCGTTCTTATTCGCGTAAAACGCTTTAAACTGCTTTGCCAAAACTTTGTTGTAAGTTTCAGCGAAGTTTTCGTCGCCGAAGCTGTAATTATCCATTTCTAAGATGCCTTTGTGGCCGACCGCTTTGTTGTACCTTTCCTGAGCTGACAACATTAAATGCTCATATGTATTGCACATATCAGTCAATAAGCCGTTAAGAGCAAAGTTGTTATATCTGAGGTAAATTACCTCGCTCTCTAAAAAAGTGCGTTGGTATGTGAAATTTCGGCAAGTAATACCGCTGAAAGAATCATCAATCAATGCGTGTTCTGTTCTTGAAAAGCTATCAGCAATCATTAGTTGGTTATCGGCAGTTTCAACAATTAAAAGTTCGTTATCGAAAATCAATTTAGCCACAGCCTGCGTAAAAAACTCAATTTTGGTTTGATGCTTATTCGGCGAATAGTTCCACAGATAGTATTCAGCTTTGCGACTTTCTCGGTTATTGTTTACGGTAATAAATTCGCATTTTGCCAAACTTCTTGCGATAAAATCAATCGCTGTAAATAAGGCGAGTTCCGTCAGGTGGAATCTCTGTTCATCGACTGTCGAGCCGTCCTCATTAAATTCCGCTGCGACGGCATCTTTTTTAAAAAGATTTTTCACCCAGTTTATTACTTTCATTTTTTCACCTGCCTTTTAAAATACAATTGCTAAAATACAATTGCATTAAAACAATTCTTGAGTTCGTCAACCGTCATCGGCTGATTTTGTTTTAGTAAATCAAGCTGTGTATATGCGGCGACGAACGCCATAAATCCGTCTGTTTTTCTTGATTTCGGCTCAATCTTGCCATAGATAATATTGCCGTTTTTATCTTCGACAGCCGATGTGTTGTTTGTGTACCAACGCATTAACGCCGAATCACCCCAAACAATACGATGATTTGCAAAATCAGAGGCAATCAGAGGAGCGACAAGCATTTTATCTGACGGTCTGACGAGTTTAAGGTTATTTCGTCCTTTACGGTCACATTCAAAACCCAACTGCATTAACGGCTCCTTGAGCAAAGTATAACGGTAACTGTCCAATGCTCCACCGACGATGTTGTAATGCTTTTTTTGCTCTCTCAACCAGTCGGCGACGATTTCAGGCGGGATTTCCGCCCCGTCAACCCTTTGTAAATCAGGCTGTTGAGCATAAGGAAATTTAATTCGTCCAAGGTCTGCCGATTGCGAACAGTACCATGAAAACGGTTTCCATACAATTTCACCGTTAATTAAAAACATTAAACCGATACCCAAAAAGTCAGTAGTTTTGGTGTAGTCAATGCCAAAAACACACGGCTTGCCCTCAAGGTTGGGAAGAGGTCTGTTTGTTGCTTTGATATTTTCCCATGAGGTTACAGGATTAGCTTCTGTTCCCTGTGGGCGGTTCATTCTTTTCGTCATAAAAGAGGTGTTATTGTTCGGATCAATTTTCCATTTTTCGTATTCCTTCCGAAGCTCTCGAAGTAAGTTTGGGAAATACTGTAAACTCGGGTTCGCTTTGTACCAATTTTGCTCGTTATGGACCTCTTTGTCATCGTTCAAACGGCAAATAAAATAAAGCGTGCCATTGTCAGGCGCATCACCGTTCAAAACTTCAAGCCCTCGTGCAAATTCTTGGTCAAGCGGACCGTCTCGAACATTTCCCATAGTCGTCGTGGTCGTCGTTCTTGGCATCGGCTTTTTTCCTAAGCCTGTTGTAAAAACGTCAATCAAGTTGTAGTTTTCGTAAGCGTGCTTTTCATCGAAATCAACCTTACCCGGTCTACCGCCGTCTTTCGTTTTGCTGTTCGATGTTCTGTATCTGATTGTTGAATTTGTTTTTATATTTACAATTTCGGTTTTATTCCACTTAAAATGCCGCTGCATTTTGGCTGAATTGTTTTCCAAAATTTCGTAAATGTCGTTAAAGCTTGTTTTTGCTTGTTCTTCCGAAGTCGCGCAAATGTCGATGTCGTAGTTTTTAATACCATTCACCGGCGTTATAAGCGCAAAATCCTCAAAAGCTAAATAGCCATTCTTACCTGCGCCCCTCCCAACGATGATTACAAGGTCGGGAAACCTTAAAACACCGGGAGAGGAGTATGTGCAATTATGCAATGTAAAACAGAATTTTTCCCACTCGAAAAGTTTATAAGGAAAATATTTCTGCAAAGCTAAATTTTTTTCAAGCTGTTCTTCGTCAACATAGATTTCTTCATTCTCAAAGACATTTTCAACAAATTTTATCAGCTGAATTTGCTCTCGACAGACACGATATTTACCGCTTTTAACAAGGTCTATGTACTCATCTATGACTTTACAGCTCGTCATCAGATTCACTCTCAACTTTGTCAATCGACAACCCCATTTGTGAGAGAATCGCTAAGCGCTGTTTGTTGTACATTACTGCATTTTTTACCGATGGGTTGTCCTTCATGTACTCTTTACCTGTGGCACTGATAGCTTTGTATGTCAAGCCATTTCTGCGGATGTCCGCCTGCATTTTACGCTCAAGCTTCGTGCAAAAAATATAGCTGTCAATTAAATCTCTATAGACTTCAATGTTTGCCCCTTTCAAGGTCAGTTGTTCAATCAAGCTGTCCTTGATTTCTGCAATTTTAATCTGTGCCATTTTGTTCTCTCCTCTCTGAAAATTTCTCGTGTGCGTGCGCGAGACCAAATTGTCGTGCCTTTACACCGTTATCCGTAAGCCTCAGAATTTTTCGATTTTTTACCCGGGGGTATGTTTTTTTTGATTACCACCGCTCAGCAAACTCATCTTTTAATTTTTTCGATTCGTACTTGTGATGTTCTTTGTAATGACAGTCCTTGCAAAGACACTCAAGGTTGTTGATGTCAAGAGCAAGGTCAGGTCTTGCCTTGAGGTATAGCTTGTGATGCACGGCTTCACAAGGGCTATACTTGCCTACCTTGCGACAGCGTTCGCATTCATAGTGTTCAAGCGCTTTTTTTCTGTCACGGACTTCCGCCCAATTCGCCGTCAAATAAAACCTGTACGCTTTACCGCTGCGAATTTGTTTTATAATCCAATCTGTTGTTACTTTTCGTTTTATCATTACAATTTAATTGTATAACAAGTTTAATCGCTTCTACTGACATCTTTCTTTGTGCAATATGTACAAATATTAAGCCCACGAAGTTTTGCACAAAGCAATCGTGCCTCTTTGAGCCAGCGGAACACCGTGCGTTCGTCTGTATAGTTATTGACAGCAAACTTGGTCACTCTCAAATTTATTTCACCTTTGTGCAACGGTTTTGTTGGTGCAACAAAGTAAACAGCGCTGACAGCTTGACAGATGTAGTCTTTACCGCTATTTGTCAAGGCATTAAGTGTGTCTGCCACAGCAAGCAGGTCAAGTTGTAATGCTCGGTGCATTGTCTTGTCAGCTACAACCTGTGCTTTGCTTGGAAATCCAAGAGAGGCATAAAGTCTAAACTGTGCAATTGTATAATCTCTTGTTGTGTCTCTCAAATCCTTGCACCTCCGATTTTCTTGTGTTTATGGCTATTGGCTAAGTAAGTAAAATGAAAAGACGCACCCGTGAAGTCATTTATCCACATTTCGTCCTTGTAAAAATAATATCCTTCGGGACAAGGCAAAGCCTCACCTCGTTCGAGTTTTCTGTATTCTCGTTTTTTCCCTTCAACAACTTTGACCTCAGGCTTATTGAGATTGCGAGATGTTTTCAGCCGCTTTTTTCCGTTGACATCTTTGCGAATGTATTTTGCAAGGTCAGCATAATTGCTATCTTGGTAGAGTGGCGTAAAATTTATGCCGTTTTTCCACGGCCAGCATTCCATTAATATTCCACGCACGCAATTCTCAATTACAATATGCAGATGCCAATTCTTTCCGAGCTTGCCACATTCGCAGTAGCCGATGTATTTAAATTTGATTTGTTTCTTATCTGTCCTGCGTTTCACTCGCTTAAAAAAATTCGATACAACCCTCTCAAATTCATCTTCGGTAAATTTACCAAACGGAGCGGAGAATCTTGCGAACCAGTCGCCCTCAGAGAAGTTGCAGAGGATAAGCCTCTGTGTGTGTTGTTCTCCTCTGATACGGTTTGCTCTGACTTGCTTTTCGTTGGTTCGGGATTGATTGATTTGCCTCGCAAGATTTTTCTTGTTTCTCTTTCTGAAAGATTTATAATATTTCACCTCGAGCAGAGGCCCCGACTTGATTTCAGCTTTGTATGTAAACATATTAAACTTCCTATTATATATGTTAAAACTAAAACGGTCACTTAATTAATTCCTATAGCAGGCTATAAAAGGAGTGTTTCAACTCCTTAATTTGTGACTGATTATTATTCTATTTTCGCATTAAAAAAGTCAGATGATATAAATATGCAGTAGTCCGTCTGACCTCCGAACTACTGCTTTGTGCAACCTTACCGTTGCAATTGTGTGTTTGATTTTGGTGCATTTTTTGTAACAACTAAAACAATCAAAAGAAGAAGTCGTCATTTGACTGTTTTTTTAATATGAAAATTTACTTTTTACATTTTGTTTTTTAGATTTTGCATACGGTAAGGATGTTGCCATATTTAAATGTCAAAACATTCTTTGTAGCTTTTTGCGATTCCTCGACAATCGTCCGACTTAACCGGCACGTGACAAGCTACAGTTCTGATGTTGTCGGCATCCAACTCTTTGAAAATTTCCGATGCTCTCGTTTCTTCTGCCGATTTATAAAACTTAAAGAGCAAATCTACAAACGGTATGTTTCCAAACTCGTCCAAAAATGCTGTATCATTTTTGGTCAACGCTTTTAAGCAATCTGCTTTATATGTTTCTGATTTTTCCGACAAAATAAAAAGTTTGTTGTAAACATCCTGCTTTGTGAGCAAGTCGATAATTTGTAAGGCTATTGACAACACTTTCGGATCGTGTTCAGCAATTGCCTTTGACAGTTCCGTTAGTTCGCATGAGGTTTCTCTTGTGCGTTTAATCCACTCAATGTGTTCTTTTTCGGCAAAAAATGTGCCGATTCTAAATCTGCGATATTCTTGCAATAATTTATATTTTGCTTTCACACAAGATTTAGCAGACAACAATCCTATTTTCGCACAGCTGTATATTGCAGACATTGACAGAACAAGCCATCTGTTGAATATATCAAGATTATTGATTTCATTAACATCAAGAGCGCCGTCAATAAACGCAACAACGAGCTTGTCAAGCTCTGATAATGTTTCTGCCGGCGCTGTCGGTCTGTTCTGTGTTTCCGCTGCAACTGTTTTTTTGGATTCAGCCATTGTTGCTTGCCTCACTTTCAAGCCATTTTCTAATAATTTCTTCATTTCCAAGACAAGGAGCATCACAATTTTCGCAATAACCGCAAACATTGTTATTTAATGTGTCAAGCATAATATCAAGCATAAAATGTGTCATTTGCTCTTTGCTCATTGATTTGATTTTTTCAAAGTTAGTCATTTTGTCTGTTCTCCTTTATCAAACAACATCTTTTATATTTTTTTCCGCTTCCACAAGGACAAGGTGCGTTCCTATGACTATTCTCAGGTGGGTGATATGTAACGGTAGCGAGAAAAGATAGATTACAATCTTGTGTATAATACTCACATATGTCAGCAGGCTCTTTAGTTATATGGACTTTCATTCTTGCTCCCCCTTTCTTGCTCATTCCATAATTTCAAAATCTCGTGATATTCTTCATCGTTTAAGTTAAGTCCTGTTTTTACATATGCGCAATCAACGCAATAACTTGAGTATTGCAATCCGCATTTATTACAATGCATTGTTGCTTACCCCCTATCCATTTTTGCGCCACAGTAGGGGCAATATGGATACAATCTATGTTTCACCATAATGATATTTTTATGGCAGTTTGTGCAAATAAACCAAGCACAATCACAAATATCTTTTTCAAAATTCCACTTTCCGTGTTTAATCTCTTGCACATCACACACGGTTGCTTCGTTGAGTTTACTACCGTCAACTTCGATAATATGCTTAACTGTTTCAGCATTTCGTTTTGAATTAAAGTATATCGTGTTTACACTACCGTCTGCGAACGGTATATCTAATGCATAATTACCGCATACCTCACGGATTTTTAATTTATTATCCATTTTCTTTTCACCTCATTTCAGCAATTCGTCAATCGAAATATTAAAGAGTTTTGACATTTCGATTAGAGTTTGAATGTTAGGTTCAAACTTTTCTTTCTCGTAATTAGAAATCGTACTTCTGCTTACATACAGTTTTTCGCCTAACTCAGTTTGCGTTAGTTTGTGCTTTAATCTTAAAGATTTTAGCTTTTCAGCAAAATTATTTTCTGTTTTTGAGCAATCAATCATTTTTTCCTCCTAATCTGCGTAATCGTACAAACCGAGCTTTTTAATTTTGCCTGCGGCAATCTGCGAAATGAACTCGCCGTAACTGTAATTAGTACCGTGCTTCTTGTTGTAATCAGAGCAATAAAGACACATTCTGTCCAAACGATCAAGTTTCTTCTTTCTGCCCTTTTTCTCTCCGCTCATTTATATCACCCAATTTCAAATATTTTAATATCTTTTCGCTTGCTTCTTCGCACCCATAGCAAACAGCGACAGCATAGCCTTGTTCATTCAAACTTTTAAGCCATTCAGCTTGTTTTTTGGTTGGCTTGTTTTTACCGTATTTTAATTCGATAAACAATCCGTGATAGCCTCCACGGCTGACAGGTAGAAACAAGTCAGGCACACCTGCTTTCACTCCCTGCCTTTTTAGGTTGGCCGCTTCAAGTTTATTTCGACTGCCACCGTTTGGAATGTGAAACATCAAATCAACTTCTGGATATTCTGTTCTGATGAAGGTTGTCCATTGAAATAATTTCCGCTGTTGGTCAGCCTCATACTGTTTCATCGGCATTCCCTTTCTTGTTCTTTAAAATGATTTCGCTTTCAAAATACAATGACCGCAACTGTTTTACAAAGTCATCGTCAACTATTTCGTATGCGCAAATAAAACCGTATGCAACCATTCCAAACTTAACAGCAAAGTAAGGTGTTCCTTTAATGTCTTTTCGTAATGTAAGCACCATTGTTTCATTTGGTGTGTCCGTGAAAGGGTTGAGATATGTGCGGTCAATAAACATCAAGCCTTCTTCCGTGCTTATCGGTAGCATTACTTTTCCGTCATATACAATGCTTATATCCCACATTTCGGCAACTGATTCGTTCTGAGTGCAATCTTCCACATTAATTAACGGTTTGCTTTGGCTGATCGTAAAGCTAATCTTATCTCTCTGTGCATCGTTAATGTCATAGAGTTTGCATATGTAATCCTCGTTGAGCCGTGGCAGACCAAAGATAGGATAAACTGCATATCCGTCTGACAACCATTGCTCACCTTTTTCATTACTGAAGATTGAAATAACTTTATTCTTTTTACATATGTCAAATGCTTTTTTTATTTTCATTGTCACGCCTCATTTCAACAGTTTATCTATCGAAATTTTAAATAAATCTGATACAGCTATTATGGTATTAATATCAGGTTCAAATTTTCCCTGCTCATAGTAAGATATACTTGTTCTGCTCAAACAGAGTTTTTTACCTAATTCTTCCTGCGTTAATTTATGTTTAAGCCTTAACGCTTTTAATTTTTCGGGGAATGCCAATATTATCCCTCCTCATTTAGTAGCCCCAGCTGTTGTGCCAACGCAACAACAGCGTTTACAATCAAATGCAAATCCTTGCCTTTAATATCGCACATACGATATCTGACTTTGATAGTTTCTTCTTCATTGTCGATTTCATCAAAACTAACAACTACACCTTTATTTAAGGTTTCTATTTCGCCGTTATCGTAATTAACAGCAATACTTGTGATGTTACGATTATCCATTATCTCACTCCCCTTGTCGGTTCCCCTGATTTTTTTCATTTTCTCCTTATTGCACTATGTTTATTATAGATTTTTAAATTTTCAATGATATTATTTTTCCTGAATTAGGAAAGTTGGTATTTTTTTATTCAACACTCACAAATTAAAATTTTGTGATAATTTGACTTCAACAATAAAGAGAGTACAATAGTTCTTGCCAATAATCTAAAGGAGGTGAACAAATGAACGCTAAATACAAAGCTACCGCACAGTTGTCATCAGATATTTATAATAGATTCACTCCTCAGACATTATCGGAAATTTATAATATTCTTATAAGCCTTATTCCTTTTACTTCCTACAAATGCACCTCTGTTTATTGTTCCGATAATACTACAGTTTCAGCTAATATAAAGGTTGTACCTAAAAATCTTGATGTAAAAGCATTTGATTGCTTTTCGTTAAATTTTTATCTACAAGATGATTATGTTACCGCTATATTTGCCCCTGATAAAATCTGTGTTATAGTCTCCTTATCTGATACTTATACAAGTTGTAAAGCGCTCGCCAAAAAAATTCTCAAATTCTTATGTAAACATTTCCGTAATAACTATGACACTGTATGCGATAAAGATACCGATATTAATTCCACACAAAAGCAGCATTGGTATAACAATATTATTTTTTGGACGGCATTTGCGGCTGTCTCTGCTGCTGTAATCGGAATTACTGAAATTATTGTCAATATTTTTAATGCCTAGTATTATGCTTATTGTTATACCAACTATGACAAATGCTATAAATAGCAATTTGATAATTTCGCCCATTCTTATCACCTTAAATTTTAATAAATTCTCTTAAAGCTCTTACGACCTTTAAAGGCAGAACTTCCACTTCTGCCTTTGAAGGTCGTTCTTTTTTTGTAACTCTTTCAATAAAATTCACAAGGCTTTTTACAACCTTAATTCTGTCAGCATTTTCTAACATTCTTCTCACCCCCCTACCTTTATTTCCCTGTAATGTGGTCGGTTCTTATAGGGTTTCGCCGTCGGTAAGTAGCACGGCGAATTTATCATTTTTACGCCGTCCTTTCGTCTATGATTGCGTTGCCGCTGCCGAGTAATTTGTTGAGCAGGGCGGTAAGCAATGATATATCTGCACCGCTTGCATAGGCCTTTAGCCGGTCAATCGGTATGTTGTAGCTCCAGCGCCCTGAATCGCTTTGCACTGCCGAGCCTATCGGCAAAGTCTGCTTTTTAAGTCCTTCGTAAATAAAATTAAGAGCCACACCAAGATATTTCGCCGCCACGGTCGGCGGTACATCTCTGTACTCCTGATTTGTTTTAGGGTTGATAAGGATTTTTTCATTCATTTAATAATCACCTCTTACTAAGTTCGGGTTATCATGTATGTTTCCGATAACTTCAATATCTTCGGGATAATAATGTTTTCCGAGGCTTTTATAGATATTGTCGTACTCAATCCCAAATTCAGTTTCGTTTGCATCGTACTTTACAACCCCATAGCCGTCACCGTCTAAGCGGTCAGAAAAATCAATGATATCTCCCTCGAAAATTTTTCTACCGTTCTTGTCGAGCATATTAGTGTACTGACCGACTGTTTCGGGGTTGACCGCGCCATAGCTGCCTAACACCGTTGCATCAGGGGTTATACAACAGCCTTGCTTTGTTACAAGCAAATTGCCCTCTGACCACTTACCGTTAGCTATCATCTTGCCCCTGAATAAATATTCTCTCATGACTATTCTCCTCGTTTAAATATTAAAATCAGCTCAGACAGCTGCACCTGTCTGAGATATTTGTAAAATGGTAATATTCAGAAAAGTAGGTCAAAATGAGATATATATAATCTCGCTGTGCAGAGCGTGATTAACTTATTTAGTTTATTTTTATTTTACTTCGCCTGTTGTAAAAATCGGATGTGTGCCGTCACGGAGCTGTATCTCCTCATCAGACATCACATAGCCGAGTTTACATAGCAGATTATAAAATCTGTTGAGATCGGGGTTGTTTTTTCGGTTAAATGTTTTTTCCAAATAATTTACACTGATATAACTGAACGAACTGTAATTCGTCTGACACAAAGCGTATGCCGCCGCCATAAGCATTCTGCCGCTGTTATCGCACCAATGTTCGCTGATGTATCTGTCTATGCTTTCATCTTCAAAATTGTGTCCGATGATTTCTTCAAAATGATAATCTTTGATACGGGCGCCTGCCGCCACTTGAGCGGTTATGTACTCTATAAGCTCCTGCTTTTTGTTGCTGTCATTGAAATTCGTATCAAGCATAAAGCCTCTTCTGAGAGCCTCACAGCGTTCGTCTATTTCTTCCGACTGTTCAACAAGCTCGTCCCATCTCTGCTCTTCAAGCTTTCGCTTTTCTTCTTCGGGATCGTTTTTTTTCTGTTTTTTCAATGCTTCTGCGTAAATGTAAATGTTTGAGCTATACGCGAAATAAAAATATCTTTTTCTGCCGTCCGCAAAGTCTTTACCGATCAAATCTTTGAGCGCAAATATGCCCATATATTCGTAGTTGCTTGGAATTTCATGGTATTTCTGTACTTTGGTCATTCCGTGTTCAAGGCATAATTTTTCAATTTTTTCTTTCTCTTCCTCTGTTTCCTGCTTTTTAACAGCAGAATACAACAGATTGTCAAAATTGTTTGTACCGATTGATTCGAGCAGTTTATTTCTCGTTTCAATATCCTTAATCTGATTCAATCGGTCATAGTCTGCAAGGGTAGGCTGTCGGATCTGACTTTCCTTGAAAGCTTCTTCGTCAAGCTCGCAGAGCTTTACTCTTCTTCTGATTTTGCTTTCGGAAAATCCTGTTTTTTCGGCAATCTCTGCAACCGTATCACCGAGGTCAAGCAAGAGCTGACAGCCCTTAGCTTCTTCATAAACTGTCAAATCTGACCTCTGCATATTCTCTGTGAGCATTGTTGAAAGCTGTTCTTTTTCGCTCATTTCAACGACTGCACACGGCAGTTCCGTCAAACCTGCCTGCTTTGCCGCTGCTAATCTTCTGTGACCGATAACAACGGTAAAATCCGACTTATCGTCCCAATCGTCATTGTTTGGTACAACAGTAAGGTTCTGCAAAATTCCGTTAGCCTTGATAGATTCCGCAAGCTCCGTCACATCTCCGATAACCTTTCGAGGGTTCTGTGGATGTGGGTGCAGTTTGTCAGTCGGTATCATTTGTAATTTAGATTTTTTATTCATTTATATAATCTCCTTGATTTTCACAAGGTCATCTGATATAATAATGTTGGACTGTATTTATACGTTGCAGATAGCCTTGTGTTATTTGCCGACCGTTGATTGCTTGCATTACAATCAACGGTCTTTTTCTTTGCCTGTAAAATTCATCGGTTGCACTCCTCAACCGCTACGCAAATAAAGCCTTTGGAGGTTTCTTTAATGTCAATCACATCTGTGACCGCAAGCTCAATCTGTATGCGTTCAATCTCAGGCGGTAAAAACAGATTGTTGTCCTCACAAAGTTTATTAACTTCATTAAGAGCCTTGATGATTCTGACCTTAAAAAAGTCAATGTCGCTGTGTGCTGTTTCAAGCTCATCACTTTTCGTGCTGAGGCTCTTTCGGGTGTATTCAAGTTGCTCTTTGCAATGCTTATACTTTTTTCTGAGCGATCTTTTCGTCTCGTAGTTTCTTAAATGCCACATTCGTTATAAAGTCCTTTCATTTATTTGATTTGCGACATCTCGTATGAATGTCGATTTTATGACTGATGTAATTAAAAAAGTCATAATTCTTAGAGCGTTCGGCTCGGCGGTTGTCACATTTTGATTTGTACTCGAGGTATCTTTCGCAATCTGTATGACATCTTGTCGTCCGTATCTGACAGCCGTAGCACGGCGAATTTATCATTTTTACGCCGTCCTTTCGTTGATTGTATTTCCGCTGTCGATCAATTTGTTGAGCAGTGTGGTCAGTAAGGATATATCTGCACCGCTTGCATAGGCCTTTAGCCGGTCAATCGGTATGTTGTAGCTCCAGCGCCCTGAATCGCTTTGCACTGCCGAGCCTATCGGCAAAGTCTGCTTTTTAAGTCCTTCGTAAATAAAATTAAGAGCCACACCAAGATATTTCGCCGCCACGGTCGGCGGTACATCTCTGTACTCCTGATTTGTTTTAGGGTTGATAAGGATTTT